CAGAATGTAGCGGGTTTAACGCGAATGGTAACCGGTCCTGCACTAATTACGCCACAGAAGGTAACCGCGCCAGCCCAGAATGTAGCGGGTTTAACGCGAATGGTAACCGGTGACCCAACTGCATTTAACGTCTTGACCTCCGCGAGAGGGGGTCCTGCACAAGGGTCTGCACTGGTAACCAGTTTTGCATCAATTGCTGCTAAACCACCTAATTCTACATTACCACCTGATTCTACATTATTTCCGACAGTAAGCAATGCTGATACCGAACAAGAACAAGAACTTATTTTTATGCCAGAGTCTAAACCAGACGAACCCGACGAAAGAGATTCTCGTAAACGGTCAGCATCCATGTCTACAACGGTCGAATCCGGTAAACGGTCAGCATCCAGGTCTACATCGGTAGTCGAAGATCATGGTGGCAGCCGGTTAAATAAACGCCACTCCAAAAATAAATCACAAACCCATAACCAAAAAAACAGAACAAAGCGTGTTTCTTACATCAAACATAAACAAACGCGCAAAAACCAACATTCAAGAAAAACAAAGTAAAAATAATCCATCAACATGCAATTACACCGATGAAGATTTAAATCCGCACAACCACCGAAGGTGGTTATACGTTTTAATTCATTTATCGGCTCACGAACTGCGATGCAGTTCGAACGACTGGTTGGCTACGCCAACCCGAACGTTTCCTTTGAATGATATAAATAGCACGCCAACGGCGTGCGGATTTAAATCTTCAAAGGTGTAAACATTTACACCATTATACAAAGAAAAAACGTATAACATTAGGTACACGTTTTTTATTTTTCCACCGCTTTGCTCATCTTATCCGTAAATATGATTACAAACATTTTACACCAATCTTTTCGCAATATTCCTGCACATTTTTATAAGCGTTGTTGTAATTTTCGGTTGCGCCAGGCGTTAGTCCAAAATTATCCGGATAAATTGCACCAGTAATGCCATGTGCGACAACGTTCATTTGAATGTCAATAAATGTAGATACAGGTGTTAACACATTATTAGTTCGGCGATAGAAATAGTAATCCGCAAATATAAATGGTTTGTGCATCGGTAGTTGAGCGAGGCTATCCAGCATAAGAATTGCACTATTTCCCAGATATTTATCAAAATCGGCTGTGTATCTTGGACAAAATATCGGTTCTTCGTAGTGCCCGCCGATACTTCGTCTGTACCCAATGAGCACTTGCTTATATTCGTCGTCTTCTTGCACATATCGGGCAGTTAATAAGTAGTTTTCTAGATGGGAATCAAAGCGTGAAGTTAGATTCGATATGGTTGCGCTCAATTCATCACACCTAGACTCACGTGCGTAATCTTGTTTAACACATTGGATAAAATATACATAGTCCCGGATTAGGTCATCGAGCCGGGTGTTCAGTTTGGTGGTATTTAATCCACCGCCTTCGATTAGAGAATCCAATCGAGTAGTTAATACGGACATTGTTGCCGCCAATTCATCACGCTTCGACTGATGAATGTCATTTAATTCGTGTATATCTCGAATATGTTGGCTCTGTAGACTGCTAATGCGCTGACCCAAATTCGCATAATTGGCATTCGCATCATCGCGGATGCGTTTCATGGTTATTTCAGTGGGCACAATCGCCTGTAAATAGGCAACCCGTTTTTCGAGTTCAAGCACATGTCCGCGTAGTTCTAGACACTCGTCTTCGAGTTTGTTGAGAACATCATTGTATTTGTCCATGAAATTGTCTATTTTAACGCTCGTGTATGCCATGATTTCTTCTTGTTGGTCGCCAATATCGCGATACAACTGACCAAACCGTTTCTTGGCCCAACTGGCCGCATAAATAACACCGCCCAAAATAGACGCCCACATGCATACTGTAAATGCCTGATATGTGTTTGCATAGACCCAGCTTCCGCCCGAAACAGTCAACATATTATTGTTCATCATTTCACGACTATTGCACCCAGACATTTATAACTGATTGTTAATTACTTTTGATGCATTTGGTGTATATTGCTGGCCCAATTCAATTTTTTACAAAGTTTTGTAGTGTGACATCGACGGGCAGAGAATAAAATATACACTTATGTTAGAGAATGGCAGCATGTATTAATAATAACTCCTATATAATTACGATTCTTGTCATGATGCACGGAGAAGTATTTGAATTGAATATATCAAAAGAGAAACAGAATATTTTTAAAAACGTACATTTATTAAGTTTAGCCGGAAATTTTAGCGAAGCTGCGTTAGGTAATAATGACATTCGGGGCAGTCATCTCGAATATCTAAATAAGATGTTTCAACAAAATCTAAATAAACCAACGATGGCTGTAATGCAAACCGCTGCAGATCGTATACGTCCAGCATATGCGGATTATATAAAATCATTTTTTGGTGAAGAATCTAACGAAAATAGTTGCAAAATATTTGATAATATTCAGTTTGATAAAGCGTTTGGAACGGGCATAGAAGGAATTTTTGCTAGAATGATGCAATGTATTTTACCAGATTTTATAGGTATTTATGTTATTTCCGTACATAAAAAAACAGATAATACTACATTAGATTTAATTTATCCGTTGGGCAAGAGACAGACGAACTTGAATTTATTAGAACACAGTGATTTAATCCAATTTGCAAAAATTTTCAACAATGATAGAGAACCCATAATGCCGCCATTGTTATCGTCATCAAGTGACATTTTACGATTAAGTGACCTAGTACGTATTATCAAAGATATAGTTGGGCGTGACAAATGCAAACTGAATATTATAGATTATTCATGTTCTAAGCTTGCATCGTCTATAACTGATGCAGAACTGCCATTTGCTCGATACACGCAGTCAATGGATATTGAAAACCGTTACCCCAATTTTGAAATTCCAGAATCTGGCGGTAAAAATGCACGCAAGAAACGACGTACACATCGGCGATTCGCAAAAAAACGATATACAAAAAAGCGTCACAGAAAAAATAAATCTTCAAATAATCCAATTCAAAAAAAGCAACATAAAAACACATAGATAACTAATACTAAACTAGTTCTCCATGAATTCGAATCAAAAGAAGGGTAATCCGCAAAAAATGCCCGGCCTACATACAATTGACATCAAGCACACCGAACTCCTGGATACATTTCACAAAATAGAGACTGAAACAATACCGAAACTTATTGAGGAAAAGGAGAACCTAAAAGAGAAAATCAAAACTCTGTCGAAAAGCCAATATGACGAGTATATGGACATGCGCGACCGAATCAAATTTATCCAACAAGAAGTGAAAGTCCTCGCTCGACAAAAGAAGGAGTATTTGCTGAATAATTCCAAACACATTTTCGATTATTTTGAGCAAAAGAAGCAAATCTCCGTCGATTCAAACACACTCAATCAAAACTCCAATGTTCTCAATTCTTTCTTTAAAATCAAAGCCACGCAATCGTCGGCGGCCGACCCCAACAACGATAAATACGCAAAATCCAAGCAATCTTACCAACATTTCTGGCGAAACGTCACAAACGAGATTGCCAATATCCAAGATTTCATTGTCTCGACCGACGTATGTGAAACATGTCAACGCGGAGAACTCATTCCCCAAGACGAAGAGGGCATATTAATTTGTAACAACACTGCATGTGGAAAATTCGTGACTTACATTGTTGATAGTTCCAAACCCACCAACAAGGAACCGCCAAACGAGGTCTCTTACACGGCCTATATACGTCTCAACCATTTCAAAGAAATCTTATCCCAATTCCAAGCCAAAGAAACCACACAAATACCCGATGAAGTGATTGATCCAATCAAGGCGCGTATTAAAAAAGAGCGAATCAAAGACGTCTCTCTCATCAACTACGACAAGATGCGTGAAATGTTGCGGAAACTAGGTTTCAACAAGTATTTCGAGCATATTCAATATATTAATTCGCTGTTCGGCATTAAACCCCCCATTATGAACGAAGAGTTACACGAGACGCTATGCGTTCTCTTCATCGAAATACAAAAACCATGGGCGGTTCACTGCCCCCCTAACCGGACCAATTTCTTCAACTACACGTACACATTACACCAACTATGCGTGTTATTGGACCAGACGCAATATTTGCCATATATTCCCATGATGAAGGACCGCGAGAAGCAATTAGAGCAGGATATGATATGGAAAAAAGTGTGTAATGACCTGGACTGGGAATATTTCCCAACCGTATGATTTTGACTTGATAATTCGATAAACCGACCAATCAACCAAATAATGTAATATTATTACAGAATGCGATGTAAAAATATTAATTGTGGGCATATGCTTAAGCGGCAATGCGAATGCCACCCACCAATGTGCTACCGAGTGTCATACCGGCACCGTTTCTGGCACTGGAACCCATGGAGGGAATAAACACGTCCAAAATGCTAAATGTGGCGGCGGCGGTCAAAGCAATCACAATGATTTCCTCAACGCTCAACGCCTTCTTGGGGATCAACATGGCGCAAATCGCCACAGCTAGGCCTTCAATCAAGTATTTGATGGCACGCTTCAAAAGCTCGTTCATGTCAAACATTTCGGTCATGTCGAATATATATTATATTGAAATAAAATAATTCATTCTAAATGAAATGAAACGAAACAGTCAATATCCGGAATTCGATATGCGCAAATATTATGTTATGCAGAAAACACTTAAATATAATGTTGGAATACAAGATATAATGTCGTCATTCGAGAAGAAAACACTTGCAAATGGATCTACGAATCCTAAATATGTAGATTTGTGTGATGAAGATGCCCCCGTCGCGGGACAGAAATTTGCATGCTTATCGTTTGTCTCCCCCGAAAAAATTTTGAAGAAGCGCGAGGTGTATTTATTCGACCAATTCATCAAGAACTGGGAATTTTCTAAATCCATGGAGCGATACTTCGATTTCATCCATTTCGTTGCATACAAACACAACGTGAATGTGGAGACGCTTATCGCGGATTTCAACGATTTCGTAAAGGAGGAATCCTCAAAGCTAAAGAAAAGTGGCATTGAAGATGATTACAAGAATTTCATGGACAAGCAAGAAGACGCATTGAACGAGAAGTTCAACAGAGAGCATTCCTTCCAAACGTCGGTGCGCGGGCTCAAGGTGCGCGGTGTGTTTGCGTCTCAAGAAGAGGCCGAACAGAAGTGCAAGAAGCTGCGCGAACACGACCCCAACCACGATATTTTTGTAGGTCCGGTGGGTGTGTGGATTCCATGGGATCCGGACGCGTACAAGACGGGTCGCGTAGAACACATGGAAGAGGAATTGAACGCATTGCACAAGGAGAAGATGAAGAACGAGGAGATGGCAAAGAAGGAGTTCGAAGAGCGCGTGCGCGAAACAAAGAAGAAGGCGATTATGGAGAATATCGAGAAGGCGAAGGCGAGTGGAAACGTCCTGACTCAAACAATGGACGCGGATGGCAATTTGGTCGGTGTAAAGGAGACGGTGAACTTCGAAGAGCGCGATGTGGCCGATGCTGAATCTACACAGTTGCGCAATGAGTTGTTGCTGGAACAGAACACCAATCCCACCGACTCGCTTGAGAGTGTCGATTAAACAATAGAAAATAAACTGTTAAAGGGTATAAAAATTATGATGTATTAAATGTAACACATCATATGACAACATTTTGCGATATAATATACAGGAAATATATTCTTACCGATGAACAACCAGTCGAATTCTTAACATTTGACTACATTACAAGCGCTCAATATTTTACCGCCAATCTACCTCGAGGGGCCAATCGGTGTGGTGATATTATTTATGTATTATATTCCATATTTATATCGATTTACGTTCATGCGCGCGCGAATTATGTAAGCACAAAGTATGCATATATTAAAAATACGCTTGACAATCCGTTTTACAGCCCCGATTATAAAGCCGAATTCATCAACAAATTTTGCGATGCGCAACGCCACTATCAAGCGCTATGCAAATTCGCATATAAATGGAAGTGGAATCGTGCAACATATACAATCAAACACGATTTATTATTGAATCCCATTGAACCCGGCCAATATTTTGTGTTGCCATTATTGCATGCTGGGAAAAAATACTTGTTTACAAAAAGCGACTTGACGAACATTGTGGAAACCGCATTAACTCATTCGCCGTATATTTATTCCGAGCCATTGCCGATTAAGAATCCATACAACAATTTGGTATTCGACAAATCTCATTTGTACACGATTTATTTCTTCATGAAACACCGCATGTTTACTTTGCCGACCGTTTTTCATCAATATTTCCTCTATAATTTTCATTTGAAACTGTTTCGGGATAATAACGAGGCGCTTATTCGAAAAATGCATATTGGTTCGATGATAAAGACGAATAACACGGTTATTATGCGACGGGATATAAACACTATGATTCGTCATTATAACGACCATTGTATTAGTACGACCAAAAAAATATATATTGACCCAGATTTTCCAAATGACGTATTATTTCGCGCAATGACACCTTATTTGCATTTATTTTACACTTCTACTTATGCGTTGGACATTACCGAAAAGGGCAGTGCAATGAATAATTTGACATATCAATTGTCGAGGTTTCATAAAATATCACCTACATTTGGCCGCAAATTCATAAAAATGGGATTTAAAAAAACACAGTTGCTACCGATTGAATATGTATACGACATGCGATATGCGCAATATGTAACACTGCCTTTTTCGAAGAATTATGATAATTGTCATACCGCCATTATTGAAGACAATCCGGATGAAGAAAAGGAATCAGGCATGTCATTTTATCCATTGTTACCACATAGTACGTTGATTCCGCATATTGACGATGATGATAACGACGACGATGATGATGATAACGACGACGATGATGACGATGATGATGACGGCGGCAATATCAACCCGCATATTGCGAACAATACTGCAAACAATAATGACGACAACGATGATGATGAAGATGCAGAAACGCTAGGTATGTTACGCGACGCAGATGAACATGTAGATGGTGACAGTGATGATGTCGCTGATACGTTCCATGAATCGAGTACAGACGAGGACTCGGTTCATGATGATGATTTTGCTATACATATGGAAATCGCAACATCCGGTTCCAATACTGACTATGACAGCGATTGATTTGCACGGACCTACCATTTTGATTTCTTCACATTAATAGTTTGCGCGCTTTTCTTTTTGGATTTACTTGGGTCATATGCCTCATCTTCGTCATCTGACCCCATATTTTTAGATATTTCCCAAAATTCCTTGGACCCCAACCGGAAATTTGGATGATTTTCGGCCTTGTACCAA